CAGGTCGCACACTACAAGAACAGATACTAGGTAGTGCAGATCTGAGTAAGATAAATATCACAGCAGAAGCAGAAGCAAGAGCACAGTTCTTAGAAGAAGAAACAAATGCAGGAGATCACAATATGATTAGAGGTAATCCTAACCACGTAGGAGTATTCAAAACTTATCAACCAAGTCGTACTGTTCTTAGATAGTCATGCCTTTAATTACTTCTTCTATTCCGAATCTTATTAATGGAATAAGTCAACAACCACCTGCACTAAGACTTGCATCACAAGCAGAGGAAGTAGTTAATTGTATGTCGAGTCCAGTTGAAGGACTGAAGAAGAGGCCACCGTTAAATAATATTGGTCGCTTATTTATTGAGAACAAGTCAACAGTCCGACCATTTGTTCACCTGGTTTCACGGACTAATGATATTAACTACATCATCATCATTCAAGATGGTGCGATCAAGGTAGCAAACTTAGACGGAACACTTGTCACCCCTAGCACACCAGACGGAGTTACTTACCTAGATGTAGCTGGTCAACCTTCAGAGAATTTCAGAGTTGCATCTATTGCTGACTACACATTCATTGTTAACAAAGAAAAAGAAGTGGCAATGTCTAGCGACTTGTCACCAGCAACAATCACTGACCCAACAGCAATGGTGTTCATTAAGGTTGCCAATTACGACACCGAGTACAGCGTTACATTAGGGGGCACAACCAAAACATATACAACACCTCCTGCTGGTGGAGACCAGATCGAATGTTCCTATTCTCAAGCAGCTAATAGTTCTAGTGTTTTGGTTAATGCAACTGCGCATGGATTGGTAACAGGCGACAAGATTAAAATTACTTTTGCTACTGCATCTGGCGGGATAGCTGGTACTTATGATGTAACTTCTGCTAGTACTAACCAGTTCTATTACACAGCAGGGACACAAAACGATTCAAGCAATAACTCTGGTAATTGCACTGTCGTACCACAAAAGAAACTATCAACAGTTGATATTGCAGACGAACTTGCAGATCAATTGCATACAATCAGTGGATACACAGTTAACAATGACGACTACATAATCCATATAAAGAAAGATGATGGAAGTGATTATGAAGTTACAAGTAAAGATGACAAGACAGGAGAAGGAACTAAGGCAATTAAAGGTGTTGTCGATGATCTAGATGACTTACCTATCAAGGGATATGAAGGGTTTATTGTTAAAGTACAAGGCTCTCAAGCTACTAGATATGACGACTACTATGTAAAGTTCACAGTCAATAAAGACTATGCAACCCCTGGAGAATACGGTGATGGAGTATGGAGAGAGACAGTAGCACCAGGAATTAAATATAGATTTGACGAGGCAACAATGCCTCATGTATTAATTAGAAATTCAAATGGTACTTTTACTTTTCAGAAATATATAAAAGAAGAAACTACTGCTACCTATGCACAGTCAGGTACAACAATCACTGTCACTAAAACAGATCATGGAATAGAAAGTGGAACGCTTCTACTCTTTAGACCTGGAGGTTCACCATCTCCTAATAACCCAGGAGTATTCCCTATCACTGCTACAACCAAAGATACTTTTACTTATACACCTGGAACTAATCAGACATTATCCAATCAATCTATCACCTATGGAACTACATGGTCGGGTCGCATAGCTGGTGACAAGAAGACAGCACTGGAACCTACCTTTGCAGGTAACACCATAAATAATCTAAACCTGTTCAGGAATAGATTAATAATGCTATCCAACGAGAATGTCATCCTTTCTGCTAGTGATGACTATGGACGCTTCTGGCCTGAAACTGTTCAGACTATGGTGGACAGTGATCCAGTAGATCTCAGTTGCGGTGGTAGTTCTATTAACATTCTTCTATCTACTGTCGCCTTTGCTAACACCCTTCTCTTATTTAGTAGGAACGCTCAATTCAGATTAGATGCAGGGTTGAACGTAGGTTCTGCCCTAACACCTAAGACAGCCACCATCACACAGATGACTTCCTTTGATATGGATATATCTGTTGACCCGATAGCTGTTGGTCGTAATACATATTTCCCTATCACAAAAGGAAACTTCAGTGGATTAAGAGAGTTCTTCCTTCCTGACTCCAGTGGATCAGTACCTCTATCTGAAGATGTAACATCCAGTATTCCTAGATATATACCGACAAATCTATGTAACCTTATCTCTGCTGTCGCAGAAGATGTTGTTGCAATGCTCAGCCTTGACCAACCTAAGAGAATCTATCTTTACAAGTTCTTCTTTGAAGAAGATACAAAGCTTCAATCAGCATGGTCTTATTGGGAAGTTAGTGGTGCAAAGAAAATAATAGGTGCTGCAATTAAAGGCAGTGACTTATATGTACTTACTGAATATGACGAGGATGGAACATCATCTCAATCAGGAACTTACCTAGAGAAAGTATCACTAAGACCTGAACAAGTAGACGCAGGAACAGAGATAGAGATATTGTTAGATAGAAAAATTACAGAGGCAGAAGTTACTTCGACAAGTCTTAATAATGCTGGTGCTCTAGGTGTAGAGACTGTCATCACTCTTCCCTACCCTATCAATACTGGAGCAGAAATGATTGTAGTAGGAAGATATGAGGCAGGTAATACTCTCCTAAGACATGGACAAGTCATTGAACCACTGTCTCAAACATCTAATACAATCACAGTTCTGGGAGATTTAAAGACAGTAGTAGGAGGTAAGACACCACGCTTCTTTGTCGGTGAAAGATACACTATGACTTACGAGTTCAGTACTCCATATATAAAAGAACAACCGCAAGGTGGTGGTGTTGCATTAGCAGCAGGACCGAAACTACAGATGAGAACATGGACTGTAATCTTTGATGAGTCGTCAGCCTTTGAGTTAAAAGTTACCCCTGCTAGTAGAGACACAAACACTTATCCATACAACGGAGTCATCGTTGGTGAAGCTCCTCCACTTATCGGAGATCCTTCAGTTCTTACAGGATCTTTCCGTGTACCTGTGATGACTAGCAATATAGATACTAAGATAGTAATTAGTAGTACGAGTCCATTACCTTGTCGATTCCAATCCGCAGAGTGGGAAGGGTTCTACCACACAAGAGCGAAGAGACAGTAGCGTATCAACGACTTACACAATTAGATGATATTAAGAAGATTGCTGACAATATGAGAGAAGAAGATATGGCAGAAATCAAGGCGCAGTCAGGGTTGGAGCCACTTGCTAGTTTATTCTATTGCTTCTTTAAGAGTAGTCCTTGCATGACAATGATTAGTCGTCATGGACATCGGATGGGTATGTGGGGTGTAGTTCCTGAATCAGAAACTTCTGGTCGTATATGGATGTTAGGGTGTCAGTCAATGTTGGATGATACAAAAGATAAGCGTACTTTTCTTCGACAATCTAAAATAGAATTACGGAAGATTCTTAAAGAGTATCCTGTATTATTTAACGTAGTGGACTCAAGGAATGAAGTACATGTTCGTTGGCTTCAATGGATGGGATTTACATTCATTAAAAAGCACTCAGAATATGGGCCAGAGAAGCGTCCATTTTATGAGTTCGTGAGGATTTAATTATGTGCGATGCAGTAACAGCCAGTGTAGTGATGGGGATCATGTCAGCAGGTCTGGGCATCATGGAGCAACAGGCAGCGACTAGAGCACGGAACGCACAGATAGAGTATCAAAACCAAGTACAAGAACAGGAATATCAGTACAACCTAGGGCAAGCAGACGCTGCAAGAACTAACGAGGCACAGCAAAAACAACTACAGGAGGATGTAATAGCTCAGAACTTCGACTTAGCAAACATGGCTTATGAAAGCGATATTACTGCATTGAACTTAAGACTTATGCAAGAGAACGCAGCAGCAGGAGCAGAGAAAAGAAAGACTTCACTTGCTGCATTGCAAGCCAAAGGAGAAGTAGTTGCTGCTGGTCGAGTAGGAAATAGTATTCAAAACCTTATTGCTGATGTTCAACGACAACAAGCAGCATTTGATTATGCAACAGATAAGAACCTAGCCTTTACTGGCAAACAACTGAAAGAACAGAAACGTGGAGCAGGAGTAGAAAGAGCCAGCCGAATTGCAAGTCAACAACCATACTTAGAACGAACGATATTAGATCCTTGGAAACCCATAAAACAAGGGAAAGTAAGTGGCCCAGGCTTTGCAGGAATATTAAGCGCTAGTTTAGGTGGAGTTTCTACAGGCTTCAATACCTATAGCGGCATGAAAGATGCAGGTCTTACTTAACTCATGGCAAAATTTACACAACAAGGTCTTCAATCAAAGCAAAGAGCTTACAGCGATGAAGCTACTGGCTCTGTCGCTACTCCTCTTAAGGGATTAGAAATCCAAGCACCTGGTCTTACTCCCCAAGCTGCACCTGTCGATTCTTTCGTAAGAACAGGTAGACCTAATGCACCTGGGGCTGTTCAGTTAGGTCAACTTGCAAAACTTCCTGAACCCGCAGAGATCACAAACTTACAGAACTTATCCAAATCGTTAGGTTCTTTAAATACAAACTTACAGAACGCTGTCAACTCTTACCTTGGTTACGAGAAAGATAGATATGAAGAGATTCAACTAGAAGCACAAGCTTTAGTAGCGACAAACAAGGAAGAAGACTATGCAGCAATAAGTCGTGTTCTAAAAGGAAAAGCAAATGATCCTACCCTTTCACAAGAAGAAAGAGATGGTGCAAACAAATTACTTCTTAGATTATCTAGTGATGGTCGTCTAAAAAGATCTGTTAAATCAGAATTAAAAGTACAAAAAGTATTAGGTAATGCTGCAAATCTTAACAACGTATTATTAAATGCAAAAGTAAAAAATGATGAGGGAGAAGAAATAGATTTACTATCAGTTGATTCTTCTAATCCATTATGGAGTCAAGCAGCCAGTCAAAATATATACGAAGATTTAGATTTAACTCCTAAAGAATATAAAAGAGTTCAACCCATAGTCGCAAACGCAATAGCTAATGCGAGGAAAACACATGACACTAAACATGTCGAGCATGAATATAATAATTACAGAGGTAATAGGAACTTTAGCTTAACACTATTAGGACAAAGATTTGCTTCAGGAGAAGCAACCAAAGAAGAAGTCATAGATACATTACAAAACTATGTAGATGAACCTAGAATTAAATTTCCTATCCTAAATAAGGAGCAAAGAAAGAAATTAGATAAAGAACTATTCTATGTACTTTCTACTGGCTATCTGAAAGATAATGACGGTGCAGATCCTAATGAATTAAAGGATCTATTTATGAATTTATTGACAGGTCCAATAGAAGGAAGATATATAGATACTATAGAAGAACATGAAGATGGATCACTTATAACATGGAAGATAAATCAAAAACAACTATGGGTTTATCAGCAAGAAGAATTTGATATAGATAAAAGAATTACTGAACTAGATAACGAATTGGCAGTGGCAGACAAAGAAGCAGTAGAGACAGCAATAATAGGTCAAAAAGGAATATTAAATGATAGATTTGCAAAAGAAATTGCACCATTGATTGCAAACGGAGAATACGCAAAAGCAACTAAAATATATCAAAAAATGAAACTTGATTATATAACTGAAGTCGCAGATCTAAGCCCTGCTATTTATGCCCCTGCAATGAAAGAATTTGATACTAACTTCAATAGAGCTATCTCGGTTTCTGAACCTGAAATAGAAACAGAAATGAGAAAGATAAGAAGTACATTTCTTACAGGATTATATAGTTATGATTCCGCAAAAAATGTTCAAGAAAGTATAGAGAATTTATTAATAAAGTACCCTTGGAGTAAACGTGTTCAAAAATTCCATGAGAATAATTATGATAAGTTTGATCTTTCAAAAACAGAAACGTACAAAGGATATAAAAATATATTAGATGCAAAAATGAAGGAGGTAGACACAGTAGTAAAAGAATATAATAAAATTGGAAACACAGATGGTACTTATGTTGGTGCAGTAAGTAAATATCAACCTTATAAAGATGATATTATAGAAACCTTTATATCAACTTTAGATCAATCACAAAAAGAGGGTTTAACAAAGACAGAAACAAGAGAACTTTTAGAGAAGAATCTAAAGGCAGTAACAATACCTCAATTTGATCGTTCAGAACTTGCAGGTGAAGAGAGACTTCCTCAACAGTTCTTGACTACAACGATAGCTGCACAAAAACAATTAGGAAAAGAAGGAGTTAATGATGCAGTACAAACTACACCAACAAAAGATTTCGCAAGAAAGGTCTTAATCATCAATACCAATCCTTATTACGAATTTGATCTGACTGCGGAATTATTTGATTTAGCTGTAAAGAAACAATTACCTAAAGAATTTGTCAACTTTGCAAGGGCCGCAGATCTTAGCGTGGCAGAGATGCTTGAACAACAAATACGCAAGCAGCCGAAGAACTTTGGCAATTTAGACAATGGACTAGCTAAGATCAAAGCAAATTATCCTAAAGCTAGGTAAATATCATGCCGTTCGAGACAGTCGTAGATAACGATGGCAAAGAGATTCTGCAATATGTAATGCCAACAGAAGAAAAGGAAGACGACTTAGATAAAAAAGATACTGAACTTATCAATGACGCAAAAGATAGAAATTTAATTGGTCAAGTAACAGGTGGAATCAGGAATACTGTTGCTGCCATAAAACCAACAGCAGAATGGGCCGCTAATACTGCTAGGGCTGGTGTCGGTAAATTTGGTCAAGAGTTTTTAGTTGATTATCCTAATGACTTCTATGAAAACCAAAAGCTAAATGCTAACAGTCTTCGTAATAACCCTAGAGCAATACTAGGAGATGAGTTTAAGGTTGAGAATGATAATCTATGGGTTATTGACCAGTACGGAGATCAAAGATCTTTAAAGACTGGACAGAAATATGTCAAAGGATATTTAAAAAGTCTTCTTAACTTTACAGATATTGCAGATAAGAATGAATTAATTGAACATTTCAATAACAACCCAGAAAGCAGAATTCCTCACCCTGCTTTATTCAGTGTTAATGAACGAAAAGAATTTCTAACAACATATAACGCAGACAAAGACCCAGATCAAAGGATTGGGCCAACAGGAGATTTTGGTGTTCCTATCGATAAAAAGTTCTTTGGTGAGACAATCAATGAAAGATTTGCACCAGAAGGGGGATACGAACATGGAGAAGAAACAGTCGGAACTCTTCTTGCTTACCTAGTACCCACTGCCCTTTTGATGTATGCAACAAGAGGTGCAGCAAAGAGGACATTACCTTCTTCTGTTCATGCCCTACCTACTCGTCTTTTTAGTAAATTAGACAAGATGCCAAATGGCAAAGTCCTTTCAGGCATTATAAGAAACTCAGTCGAGGGTGCAATTGAAGGAGGTGCAGTTGCCCATGTCATGGATGCCAATCCTGAAGGTGATGGTACTTTCTTTGGAATAGGCAAGAAAATTGATATTACAGATGACAACGAAACAAGAAGAAGGATAGGACAACAGAATGATTATTTACTTGGTGCTGGCTTTGGCAATATCTTAGGATTTGGAATCCCTGCGGCTAGATCTGGTGCTGGCTACCTAGCAAGTAAAGCAAAGAACCTAACTACTGGTCTTGCTAAAAAAGGAGATCAAATTTTAGAGTCTGTTGCTGATCCTATTGCTGATATATTTTATAAAGTATCTAAATTAAATGTTGATAGACAGAACTTTGAAATTGCAGAAGATCAGTTAAACGCAGCTAGAGAATTACAAGTACAAGGACCAACTGACATTAAGAAAGTCATTCCAAAAACAACTGTTAAAAAAACAGATGCTGTTAGTTTCTACAATAATAAGATTGAGAAAGAAGATGTTATACAACCTAAGACAACACAGAAAGAATTAGACGACCAGGCTGCTAAGGCAGAAGAATTAGTTAAAAAACAAAAAGCTATTGTCGATCAAGATGCAGCAGACTTAGCAGATACTGCTGACAGAGTGATTGAAACAGAAGTTGTTGATGATGTACCTAACATTCTTAATGAAGCAAAGAAAGGTGATAGAAAAGTTACTGAACTTTTGAGATCTAAATTAAGAGGTGTTGCACAGTCAGATGGAAGAACTTTAAAGATGTTTGACGAAGCATTTAAGCAAGAAGATGAATTATTTAAACCTAAAACAACAGGTCGTAAAAAGATAGAACCTGGCACACCTCATCCAAAGATTGAAGGAAAAGTTAGAGGATACGAAGGTAGATGGGTTACTAAAAAACACTTTGATAAAGTTACTGAATCAAAGAAAGGTGGTAATAAAATTAGAAGACAATTCGGTCTGACAGAAGAACGCACTGCTTTCGAGACAAAGCTTGATGAAGCTAACAAATCAATTGAGAATCAAAGGATAAGTGAAGAGAAAGGAATAAATAAGATATTCACTGAACAAGGTATTAAGGACTTCTTAGCAGATCTTGATATAGAACAATCAAAGCTTAATAAGAAAATAGGTCAGCTTGGGCCAAATATTGAAGATGCAGCAAAACGTGGAAAAAAAGCTGAATTTATAAAAGCAGTGGAAAGAAACTATGAGATAAGTAGGGAAAGAGATTTAGCTAAAAAACAAAGAAAAAATATAAAAGAAGGAAACAAGGAAGCTGAAAAGACATTTGAACGAATAGAAGCAGAAGTAGAAGAAGAAATGAACTCTATGACTGATGCTGAAATCAGAGACCGCTTGAGACAAAATCCAAAATATACAAAGTTAATGAATGACCTTGATGCATCTGACGCTAGGATCGATAGTCTACTTAAGAGACAGAGTGAATTACTAAATAGTTCCTTGGATAAACTCAAATCCTTGGATGAATTTATTCGTAAAAATGATGATTATATGGATAACTTAGATGAGAAAATATTTGATCCAAGAACAACAGCAGAAGATAGAATCAAACTAGAAAAATTATATGAAAGTGCTGATGCTAATAGACAAGATTTAAAACTAGAAAAACAAAATCAAATTAAAAAAGACGTTGAAAAAGTTACTAAGTTTAAAACGCCAATAGGAGAAAAAATAGACCCAACATCTCCATTCCCTACACGACCTACTTTTGACAGAAAAGTATATGGAAAACCATTGACTAATTATAGAAGTATGTCGATTGAATTTGAATCTGACGTTGATCTTGCTATATGGATAGTTACCAAAAGAAGTAAAACTACAAAGCAAATCATAGTTGAAACATCTGGTGGTAGCAAGAGAAATCAAAGATTCTTAGATTGGTTATATGACCAAGGAATAGATGACGACATGATTTTGGAAGAAGCAAATGTAATGTATAACACTCTTAAAGCTAACTATTTAGAAGGAGATGTTTATACTTTCAGAGATAGTTTAGCTTGGGGTAATGCTAAAGATTTAGACTTTGAAATAGAATATGATCCAGAAGAAAATTTAGAAAAATACATTAGAGACTTAGAAGCAAAAAGAACAGAAGAATACAGAAAAGCTAATGATCCTCAAGATCCAGGCGATCAATTAGATCCTAAGAATTTAGACTTTGAAGAGCTAGAGTTATTTGATTTTGTCAATCAAGGAAGACATGGAAAAGATTTTACTAAAAACCCACAAGATGTAGGTCAATACATTCAAGATCATCCTGAAATATTTTTACCCTTAAAAGAAAGAGTTGAGACAGTAACAGGACTACGTTGGGAAGATTTTGTCAGGATTCAAAACAGACTTCCTGCCATAGTTACACCTAAACAAGCAAGAGCTAATCCTAATCTAAAAGTTGGACAAGTAGTTTATCTAAAAGGTGCTTCAAATCCTACAACTGGATTAGTATTTTTAGCCTTAATCTCTAACGGAAATTATAGACATGTTGACTCATTACTAAGAACTTTAATGCACGAATCATTTCATAATTTACAAGATAGACTTTTGACAAAAGTAGAAATTAAAATCTTAGACAACTCCAGATCTCAATTAATAGAGATGCTAAAGAAAACTAACTACATTAAAAGTAAAAGTTTCTGGAACGATCTAAGTAACAAAGAAATACAGGCTTATGCTTTTGGTGCTTGGGATGACATGAGGGGACAGTATCTAAATAAGAAACCTGCAACATGGATGCAACCATTAGAAAAATTAAGAGAACTATTTAATGGTTTAGCTAATATTTTTAAAAAGAATCATGATACTTGGGATGATCTTTTTGAAAAAGCTCGTCAAGGTGAAATTGCAAAGAGACAAAGAAAAGCAATTGTTGAGAGTGGATTAGATTTTGAAATTGATCCTGATGAAGTAAGAAACTTAAGCAAAGAATATAGTAAACGAATAGAAGATGGAGAGATGACTTTAGATGAAGCAATGAACAATAAAGGTGAAGATATGACTCGTAGATTACAAAGTAGATCGGGCAAAACAGACTATGTTGATAGAACTAAAAAGGATTTAATTTCTTATAACAAAGCATTTCAAGATGCAATAGAAGAAACATTAGGATCAAGAGCAGATCAAACAGGAATACCAAGTAAAAGTTTAAATGAATTATTAATAGGAGGAAAAAGACGAGTAGAAGAAGATGGTTATGACGTAGCTAAAACTATCAATTTGTACGATAGAGCTAGAAAAGGTGATTTAACAGCACAAGATGATTTATATGCTTTAGCAGGACTTATCTATCACAGTGATTTCACTTTAAATACTGTCGTAGAAAAATTCATAGCAAAAGAAAATGGATTAGATGAAGTCGCAAATATAGAAAATAACAAAAGGATCTTATCTGTCTTTAGAGATTGGATGACACTTTCTCATGCCTATAGAGCAGTAATGAGAAAACTCGGTCAAGGTTTAGGGATGGCAAAAATAGAGTTTATGGGAGTAAATCTAAGTACAATGCCACCCCGCCAACCTGTTACATATACAGCATCAAAAGTAGATGCAGATGCAATTTTAAAAACAGGATTTCAACCAACAGAAGGATCACTAGGTAAAGGGGTTTATTTTTCTACAGAAGCCAAGCCAGGTGATGTAGGAAATATCAACGTAAGTGGTGAGACAAAGAATGACGTTTTCATTCTTGATCTTCTTCAAACAGAAAGATCAATAAAAGAGTTAGTAAAAGAATTAAAACTTGGAAAATTAAAAGCAACTAAAGACGGAATACAACTAACACCAAAACAACAGGAAGGTGTTCAGTCCTGGGCCAAAGAAAAAGGATATGGTGGGATTAGATATGCAACGGACTTTCAAAAGACTCCTCAAACAACAGATGAAATAATTATCTTTGATACAAATAATGCAAATAGATTTGTCGATAGTGATGCTGCTGTAGCACCAGTACCAAAAGACAGCACACCAGCAAGACCATTAATAAATCAATCAATAGAAGTAGCAGATGATTTTATTTCTAAAAAATTACCAGAAGAAGTAGTAAGAGATATAACTGAAGGAAAGATAACCCAAGAAACAGAAGAGACTCTTCAAGTTTTAGGTCGCATTGCCTATCAAGTTAAAAATACTAATGGTGCAAGAAAAGGATTCTATGATCTATTCACTGGAATACCTGATGGAAAAGCAGACAAGCAAGCTGTCTTAAATGCTTGGAGAAATGTTCTATTCTTATCTCCTAGTACTTGGTATAAAGTTATATTTGGTAGTGCATATAGAGCAGCCGTCTTACCTATATCACAAATTAACGGATTTACTACTGATATACTTTCAGATTCTGCACAAAGACTCGTACCTTTCAGAGGTGGACAAGGAGATGTAATAGCAGATCAATCAACTGGAATGACTAAGAATATGCTTAATAAACGAAGAATAAGTTTAAGTGCTATGACTTATCAAAAGTATTTGCAACATAGTACTTATGCAATGCGAATGATGGTTGCTTCGATGAAAGAAAATGAAGTGTTTGTAAATATAGGTCGCAGACAAATTGAAGGCAGAACAAAGAGCTATGCAAACCGACAACAATTAGAATTAAATTTTGAAACTGCTCTACATGAAGAGACAGAAGGTTTACAAATCTTAGCTGATCCAAATGCAAATCCTTTAGCTCAAGCACTTGCTGCCTTTAATTCAATTTCAGGTCGAGTAATGGGTGGCCTTGATTCTTTCTATGCTGGCATGGTTGGTCCTTCTACTGAGTGGGTAAGGATCATGGATGAACAGTTAGATAAAGCAATAAGGATGGGTTACGAACCAGGGAGTAATGAACAATGGCAACAAGCAAGCGAAGAGACAGACAAATTACTAAAACAATTATTCCAAGATGTCGATTTAGCAGATGGCAAAGTAATAAAGAACGGACGATTACAAGGTGAATATGCTCAACGTACAATGGATTGGATTAACCTTACTACTGATGTTGAAGTCAAACCAGAAGCAAGAACACATGAATTTGGAGTAAAGAAAGGTAGACAGAAAGGTATAACAGACTCAAGAGAACTTATGGAATATGCAGAAGAATATGTAAACGAAGAACCAGCTAAAAACTACTTACAACCAGTAACAGATCTTTTAAATGTTTATGGAAAACAAGTCCAGAAATTACACCGTGGAAATGCTGGAGAACAAATTGCAGGTGGTTTAATTAGCCCTATTAATAGAACACCAGTTAACTTAACTAAAGACTTATTAACAGCAGTACCTATTGCAAGAGACTTTGTTGATAGTTATCAACGTGACATGGCAAGTGAAAATGTTTTCCAAAGAGCTTTAACTAATGGATATATGGCAACTGCTTCACAAATATTAGCTGTAGGCTATGGATTACATCAAACAGGATATGTAAGATTCAGTCCACCTCCATCTACAAATACAAGCGACAGATACCAAGACCAGAGAATAGGAATACAAAACTTTGGTATTAGTATCAAAAATCCTGTTACTAAAAAATGGGGGCCATTTATAGATTTAAGTCCTTTTGATTTAATGGGAACAATTTTCTCTTCTGTTGGTTCGTTTGTCCATAACTATTCAAATTTAACTGATTATGAAAAGACTAATAACCCTATAACAGGTAATGCTTTGTTTGCAGCAGAAATGCACACCATATTTAAAACAGTAAAAGATGTTGGATTAGGTCAAACTGTTAAAACTGTTATGGGTGGAATGTTAGAAATATCAGATTTAATTAGTGGAACTTTAAATCAGAGAAAAGCTTATGAAGGCAGCAGAAATCCTTGGGAAAGATTCTTATCAAACAAAGCTGTTAGCTGGTATCCATCACCCATAAGAAATGCAGCTAGATCTTTAGATCCTTATATCAGACAAACCAAAACTTCTTTTACTGTTAATGGTGAGAAACATAGAGGAATGTATGTAAATATTATTAATAGTATTTTAAAAGACACACCTGGATTATCTCAAACACAACCCCCAGTCTTAGATGATATAACAGGGCTACCAGTTCGTAATTCTTATATCTTAGGATCTAATAATTTCAAACCTTCAGAACCAATACTTAAGCTTTCTAACGATTTATTCCTCCCACAATCAGCATTTAAAGCTAGAGATAAATCAATTAGTGACGCACATCAAGAAATCTACAGATTACGTGGTCGGGGTAGTTATTTCCGTATGTGGAGTCCAAGAGTATTTAATTTACCAAGAAGAAAGTTAGATGAATTAGAACTAAATAGATTTAAAGTTATTGGTACTCAAGAAATTAAAGTAGGTGGAGAAACACTTGAAGAAGTTTTAAATAGAACAGTCATCCGAGATCCACATTACAATAACCTTCCTGACGAAAATGTAGAAGGACAGACTTCAGAGAAGGTTAAATACCTTCAGAATATAATTAGACCATTCGCACAGAAAGCAAAAGAAGTCTACGAGATAGAACTAATCACAGAATATAAAGAAGCTTTAGCTAATGATCTATCTATTAGTAAAAATCATCTAGGCAAATTAATCCTAGAAAACGAAGCAAGAAAAAATAAATCCATGTCTATCAACCAAACAGAGGTAAACTCAGGAGTAGATAGTTGGTTGAACACCCCAAGCCTAAATTAAGCCATGAGTTACACAGCATCGTACATAGTAAATTCTTCGTCAGCGCAAGGGGTTACTGACTTCACATTCACCTTCCCTTATATCAAAGAAGACCATATAGAGGTCTAACTTAATTACAACAAGATTAATCAAGGTACAGCTTCAGCAGAATATCAAGTAATAACTAACGTATCTCCTAAACTTATCCGACTTAATACAGGTCTAGCGTCAGCAAATTTAAGAGTAGAAGTAAGAAGAAACTCATCACTTGGTTCACCTCTTGTCGATTATGCAGATGGTTCAACCCTTACTGCTAACGACTTAGATACAAGTGCATTACAGAGTTTATATATAGACCAAGAATTAAAAGATAATCAAAGCAGAACAGTCAGTGTTGATGAAGATACTGGTCTTCCTTCTTTAGGCGAATCTGGTACAAATCTTCGAGTAACCAAAGTCGGTGATCCAGTATCAGCACAAGATGCAGCAACTAAGAACTATGTAGATACAACAGCCGAGCCTAAGAGTGCCAAGCTAACTGAGTTAGCAACAATGGGCCAAACTACAGCTAATGCCCTAGCTGAATTAACAGAAGCCGAAGTCCAAGCAATAGATGGTTTAACTGCTAGTACTGACGAATTAAATAAACTTGACGGGGTTACTGCTACAACTGCTGAACTTAATTACGTTGATGGTGTTACTTCAAATGTTCAGACTCAACTAGACGCAAAGCAACCTTTAGATACTGAGTTAACAGAACTCGCAACAATGGGTTCTACTACAGCTTCAGCTTTGGCAGATTTAACTCAAGCCGAAGTACAGATATTAGATGGAGCCACTGTAAGTACAGATGAGTTAAATAAACTTGATGGAGTTACCGCTACAACAACAGAACTTAACTATGTTGATGGTGTCACTTCTAATGTACAAACACAGCTAGATGCGAAACAACCCTTAGATACTGAGTTAACAGAACTCGCAACTATGAGTTCAGGCACGGCATCTGCATTAGCTGATCTAACACAAGCTGAAGTTGAAACACTAGATGGTTTAACTGCTACAACAGCAGAACTAAATAAGCTTGATGGTGTTACTGCTACAACAGCAGAATTAAATAAAACAGACGGTCTAACTTCTACACCTGTAGAACTAAATACTTTAGATGGAATCACTTCTAATACTTCAGAACTAAACAAATTAGATGGCGTTACAGCCTCAACTACTGAATTAAACATTGTCTCTGGTAAATCCTTTAAGACTTCTAGTGGAACTTTAGATACCACTAGCGATACAGAGATACCAAGTTCAAAGGTTATTGCTGCTCACGTTGCTAGTTCTCAAACAGCTATTGGTGGATTTACTACCATTGCTGACGAGGTTTCATTCCCTAATACTCAACCTGCAACTGGTGTTGTAGTCAGTATTTATAATGCTGCTGGTGTTGTAGTTAATGGGTCTGGAGTAAGTACAACAGGAAGAAGATTAGATAATACGACAGTAACTATTAATGGTTTTCCTAGTTCATTAAACGGAGAAACTTTAGCTGCTGGCGTTGGTTTAATTGTCGTAACTACTTCCACTGCTAACACTTATAACTATCACAAGATTCTTACAAGTGAAACAGATGTTAAACAGTTAAGCGATGACATCAATGATTTCAATAGTCGATATCGAATAGCTAGTTCTGCACCTGGATCTAACAACGATGAAGGTGATCTTTACTTTGATACCGCCGCTAACAAGATGAAAGTGTACAACGGTTCAGCGTGGGATGACGTTGCATCAGTTGGTAGCTTTTTCATTACAACATTGTCGGCAGGAAGTGGAACGGGAAGTAATACATCAGGTAATTTCGACGGCTCTTCTTGGGTGTTTGCTTTAAGCAGTCCTCCCACTTTTGCAGGTCAGTTAATAGTAAGTATTAATGGTGTTATTCAGAAACCAAACTCAGGTACTTCACGACCTTCTGAAGGTTTTGCAGTAAATGGTAATAACATAGTTTTCTGTGATCCACCTCCTGCTACTGGCTCTGATTACTTTATCGTTACTTGTGGATCATCGGTAAGTATTGGTACTCCAAGTGCTAACTCAGTTAACTCAAGTCACATTATTGATGGAAGTATTGTTGATGGTGATGTATCAAGTACAGCGAATATAGCTGGCTCTAAAGTAGCTGATGATTCAATAGCCGAAGTTAAGTTAGACGTACATAACGCACCAGCTACAGGTAAATACCTTAAGTACACATCCAATGGAATGGAATGGGATGATGTACCTGCGGGAGTAGGTGGTGCTACAGGTGTTGACTTTAACGATGATGTTAAAGCTCGGTTCGGTACTGGAAATGATCTAGAGATATTTCATTCAAATAGTGGCACTACTAATTATATAGCCAGTACAGCAGCAGGTGGTTTAGATATTAGAAATACTGGAGGTGGTAATACCTTCCTAAGAGGAGATACTCTTTATGTTGCTAATGGGGCTGGTTCATCTACTCATATAAAAGCCACGAATGGTGGTGCTGTAGAGGTGTATTATGGTGGAAATAAAAAGCTAGAAACCACCAATACAGGCGTTACAGTTACTGGAACGTTAGCAGCTACGACTGTTACTGGTGATGGGTCTGGTTTAACTAACCTACCCGCAGGTGGTAACACCTTTACCGCTGTAGCTAACGGATCTATTGCTAATAATAGAGCTGTAAAGCTAGATACAGACGGCAGGGTTAGTCAAATAAAAAATGAAACTACAGTCTTATCTACTCCAGAATTCCAGGGATTGGAAGGCATGGGACAAGGGCAGCAAGATGAGAAAGGTTCATTTATTCATTATTACAAAGATGGGGCTTCACAGAGAGCAATAATTTTCCAGTTTGATGGTAATGGTTATGACTTAGAAGGACGAATAGCTTCTATGAACAGTAGTGGTTTCTTCAATGCTAACTCCACAAGTTCTATAGATCCAGATAACCCACAATCTTTTTGTGGGGCTTATGATTCAAATGTTAATAGAGCAATATGCTTCTACACTGAGGATGGTGGTAGTAATTATATAAAACATAGAGTTGCTTCACATAGTGGTACTACTCTCACTTGGGGATCTGAGACTAATAACGATACAACTTATACGCATGGTAGGTGGATGAAAGCTGTCTTTGATGAAACAGAGAATAGGGGTGTACTTATGTGGCTAGATAATAGTAGCAATAGTAATAGGAAATTAAGATATAGAATTTTCTATGGTAACTCTGGTGCTACCACTCTTGTACTTGGCAGTGTCGTAGAGATGCCTTTGTTCGGCGGTACTGGTATCATAAAAGCTGAAGATAATACAATGATTCTACTAGGCAATAGTAGAATTCTAGTATCAGGTAGACGAGAAGATGGAGGTGGTACTGATAATGAATGTTGGGTTAGATTAGGTACTATTAATGGTGGTAGTAATTCAATTACTTGGGGTGCAACTGGTAGTGCTATAAGTTCAGGTGTGATGGAATACAACTCCACGTATTCATACGATGAATCATCAGGGAAGGTAATACAAATATCACGACTTAATGCAGGTTCAGGTGAGAAGTGGTATTCAAGGTGTGGAACAATTAGTGGCTCTGGATCAAGTTTAGCTATTAGTTGGAGTTCACGAGTCTTACTTCAAGATAATAATGATTATCGTTCGAATAATCTTTCGAAAATGATTACTGTCTATGAATCTACGTTAGGCAAAGTTGTTGCACTACTACCTAATTCTGATACAAGCACCTTGCAATATAGAGTGGCTACAGTAACAGGTTCATCAGTTTCATGGAGTACGGCTGTATCAATTACATCTGGTGTAACGAACGGAAACACCTATACCTGGCAACAAGCACAACAAGCCGATGATGGTAAAATAATAGCTTTTGGGAATTTTAATAATTCAGGTTATAAAGGGGCTATAAGGCAATTTACATTAGCTCAAATTCAATCAACAATAAGGAGTAAAGCTGGTTTATATGTCGGTTTTGCGGATCAAGCTTATACAAATGGACAGACGGCTACAATTGTAACGAACGGAAATGTAGCAACTACTCTATCTGGTTTAACAACTGCTACAAAATACTACGTACAAGGTGATGGCACACTAGCCTCTACCGCAGATCCTGCTGAAGGTACTGTTCATGGCGGGTTAGCTCTTGCCTCGAATAGATTACAAATCCAAGTCTATGAGAATTATTAAAAACAAATGGCATTAACAAAAATCTCAACAGGCGGTGTTAAAGACTCCGCCATAGCATCAGAAAAAATAGCTGATGGAAATGTTAGACAAAGTGATTTAGATGGAGAATGCGTTAACGAGTCGAAAATTCAGATCTCTAATGCTGGTTCTAATGGACAGTTCCTACAGAAACAATCAGGTAATGCTGGTGGGTTGACGTGGGCTACGGCTAGTACAGATACCTCAGATAAAGCAAGTCTTAGTGGGGCTACATTCACAGGAAATGTAATTTTAGGTGATAATATTCAACTTAGATTTGGAGTCAACCAAGGGTCTCATGATTTACTAATTTATCATGACGGTAGCAAGTCAGTTCTTAATGAGGTTGGCACTGGCCCTTTAGTTTTAGCTTCAAACCAAGTTGAAATAAAAGACGTAAATGCAGCCGAGACTATGGCTACATTTACAGAAGATGGAGGAGTTAGCTTATATCATGATGACGCTGCCAAATTAGCCACATCATCGACAGGAATAACTGTAACTGGCACAGTTTCAGATTCAAAGGGTGATGTAAGACAAGTACCTCAAAAAGTTCCAGGCACTAATGCTTATACTCTTATCGCTTCAGATGCTGGAAAATTCATACTTGCACAGAGTAATATCACGGTACCTGATGCGGTCTTCTCAACTGGAGATGCCATTACGATTGCAAACCATACAGGTAGTAATATAACAATAACCAAGTGTAATACCATGTATAACGCTGCTGATGGTACCAATGCGAACCGTACCCTGGCCTCCAGAGGCATGTGTACCATATACATGTCACAAAGCAATGTAGCTTATATTTCAGGTTCGGGATTGAGCTAATGCCTATTCAGCAAATGCTTTTAGGTGCTGGTGGTGGTTTATTACCTGGCCAAGATGCTTACACTTCCCCTGGTTCATATACTTGGACATGCCCTGCAGGCGTTACGTCTGTTTCTGTTGTTTGTGTAGGGGCTGGATCAAGTGGAGCTTCATCTAACGATAGTACAGGTGGTGGTGCGTCAGGTGCTGGAGGAGCTTTGGCTTACGGTAATAATCTTAGTGTTACCCCTGGACAAGGTTATACGGTTGTAGTCGGTGAAGGAGGTGTTGCATCTACTACCGCTACTTGGGCTTCTGGTGATGCTGGTGGAGATAGTTATTTTAGCAGCAGTTCATATTTAAAAGGTGGTGGTGCCCCTGCCCCAAATGATAATGACCATAATAGTGGTGATACTTCTACAAGTTCAGGATCAGCTAGAGCTGGAGGAGGGAATGGTGGATATGGTAGAGATAATAATAAAAACTGGCCTAATACAGTAGGACTTGGTTCAGGTGGTGGTGGTGCAGGTGGATATTCAGGAAATGGTGGAGACGGTGGTTATGCACAGTACAACTGGAGTTCCGCAACAGCTGGATCTGCTGGATCTGGCGGTGGCGGCGGTGGCGGCGGTACTGGCGACACCTCAAGTGCTGGAGCAGGTGGAGGAGGTGTAGGTATATTAGGACAAGGTTCAAATGGTGGTGCTGGTGCGGCTGGAAAAGGCGGCAGCGGTGGTTCTGGTGGTTCCGATGGTGGAGATACTAATAATAGTGACAATGGTGGTGCACATGCTGGTAAAGATGGAGGAAACTATGGCGGCGGTGGTGGTGGTTCTGTCCAAGGTAGTGGAAGTAACCAAGGTGGCCCTGGGGGCGATGGTGCTATCCGTATTATTTGGCCTGGAGATGAAAGATCATTTCCATCAACAAGAACTGCTGACGAATAAAAGTGAAAATCCCATCCATAAAAATATGAAAGCAATCGCAATCACCTCTTTAGCTCTTAACGTGCTAATTATTGGTACAGGTGTAGTTGGTTACTTGAATAAAGATAAGATTGTGAATACAATTCTGAATAAGGTAAAGGGTCAAATCCCTGAATTGGTTAAAGAATCAATGCCTTCAATGCCCACCACAACAGGATTGCCTAAGTTATGACACAGACGAAGGAAGGTAACTATCTTCCTCTTCTCCTCGGTCTTGGATTAATTGGTAGCAACTTCTTCTCTCTTGTCTTATTAAGCAAGTCAGGGGATTCGCTGCCTAATCTCGCAAGCCTTGCTACGACAGAGAATAGCAGTAGCCAAATGCGCTACACCAAAAATGAAGAAGGGCTAGAAGTTGTATTAAATCACAACATGCATTCTCCTAAAACTGTGCTGTTCACTTCAGAGAAGAGCAAATGGAACGGCAAGACAGATTACATTCACAAAGAATATATTGCCCATCATCCTGGTGGACATGCAGGATTATCTTCTGAATACCTTCAATGCATAAAAAATAAAGGCAGTGCAGAATCAAACGGTGAAATCGTAGGAACTTCTGTTGTTACTGCAACTCCTGCTGCTAGTACACTCTCTGGGATTCCAATAATAGGATGGCTTGCTAGTGCAGTTGCTGTTAAGAAAGCAGGTCAGATAGGAAAAGACATTGGCAGTGATTTTGTAGATTGCTAAGTGGACCCAATTCCAGATATACAAGTTGGTGATATTTATATCCCCGACACAATTATCAATGTCTCAACTACCAATATTCCTCAAGCTCAACCAATAACTCTCCAACTACAAGCACCTAATCTTGTATTTGAAATTCCTGGTTGCGTAGAAGCACATCCAGATTCAGGTAACAATAAGAAATTAAAAACAGATGACGATAGAGGAGTTCAGGTATATTGTGATGCAGGGATGCCTTCTTATAATCCTGTTGATTACAGGCCAGAAGATATAGAGCCAGTCCCTCAAGCTATTACACCAAAAGTCAATACCGACAAAAAAGACGATTCTAATTTGCAAGAGACGAACAATGATGCGTCTACTGCAATTCCAAATGTACAAATTCCGAACATTCTCCCTTGCCCTAGACCTGACGATTTACCCATAGGAGCAATTGGAAAGTACGGAACAAAAATAATTAAGGGGTACAAACGAGATGGAAATCAATGCAAAGTCTTATACGAAGAAAGAGCTTTACTGGAAGTTGTTAACACTTACACTCCTCCACCAACGACACTTATTAATACAAGTGCGATAGCAATTGGTTCGGTGGTCGGTGTAACTCTCCTTGGACAACCACTAGCAAAGTTCGTTCAGAAACAATTAAAAGGTCAAGTCAAATCTTTTTCTAAGAAGATCACTAAGAAGATTCTTGCTCTGCGGGGGAAGAAACCAAAGGTTCTGTCTTTATCTCAAAGGAGAAAGGAACAGAAGGATCTGAGGAAATAGAATGAACGTGATCTATTGGCTTCTCCTTAAATGGCCTGGTCAAAATATCGGAACAAATTGAAAAAGCAGGACTCTTAGGATGAAAATTAATTCCTTGAAGTTTGAATTTAGAGCACTCACGAAGCCTGGCAATTTCAAAGTCAAGCCTCTTGTTAGCCAGGATCTGCTGTTGTATTTTCTCCTGGGTTGTTGCGGCAGATAAACACCGAGTAGTAAATCTTTTATCCAGTGGTACTGAAAGTGTCGCTGAAATTCCACCTGTAATGGAATGTGAATCCTTCTGTCCTGTTCGTACATCCTTGTAATACAAGATACCACCAGGGTTGTCGATGATTCCATCATCGTTCACATCGGTTGTATCGTAAACAGGATCTTGGTAGAAACTTTCGTAAGGTCGTTTAAGCGATAACGCTCCAGTAAGGAAGGGTGTAATACTTAATGTAGTTCCCTGGCACTGGATTCCATTACCGTACGTGTTGGTATGGAATGGTCCTTGTAGGACTTGTACTCCCTGATTAATGACGGACCCACTAGACGAAGCGTTAGGAGCGGCGGTAGCGCTAACGCCGCCGACATCACCAGCGTAAGAAGGCAAAGCGTAGTTAAACGTGAGTAATCCATAAGCTATTGTTGAAAGATGCTTGTTGTATCGGTGATACTTGTTTGATCGGTTGTTCTTTGGATGATTGTTTGCTGGCTGACCCCAGGAGCAGCGTATGTTTCGGTAAATTGAAACGATGCTCCATCTGTTTGTAGTTGCCAGTCGGGTTTGTTGGAGTGATTTAAACCAACCCATGTGTAAGTAATGCCATCAGTAGTTTGAGAAGGGGCGGTAACAGTTGTTGGAGACACAGATGAGCCAGAATGTTTCATATTTGTACCCGTAACTGTGTATTGCCAGCCTGTATTTATGTCAATTGAATTAATTGTCTCCGTAATTTTTGTACTTGTTTCCGTGTGCGAAGTAACAGATCCCTGTGTAAATTGAGGAACCACTGGTACAGCCTGAACAGAAGGGCTAAGCACAAATAAGAGAAATAGAAAGGTGCGCACAGGATTAATTTCATCGTACGGTAATTTCATTGGTTACTTGACCTACAGCCGTAGTATTTGCG